CGAGCGGCTGTGTATTTTTTTCTTGTCTATACCTGCTATTGACACTATCCCATAACTCTGAACCAGCACCATTATATTTTTTATTGTATATTTCTTCAACACCACCATAAAGGTCTAACAGATTGATACCTGCTGTGTGATTATGTATATCTCTGTTGATAGGGTCTATAGCATTCATAGAAAATCCAACAATACTACTATCGTCAATTTCGTTTTCTGTTGGAGCTTCTAATAAAACTTTATCCTTGTCTTGAGACAACCCTACAGGATACCAATTTTTTATTTTCTTAACATCGTCAAAGTGTTTGTATCTATTTTCTGCAAAACCGATAGGCTCCGCTGTATTGTCGTTGTAAGTCGTTGTAGTTTTAGTTAGGGTCAATGTGGAGTCTAATGTGCCTTGGCTTGTTAGAGCGTGGTTTGAGAGCGTTATAACAGATCCAGTAACATCAGATATGGTTAGCTCTACTCCATCATTTAGTGGGTCAGTAGCATCGGATATAGTAATGACATCACCAACTAAGAAAACACCTTCTGTTTCAAAATCAGTAACAGCAGATTCTATTGTGTTGGCCGATGCATCAACTGTGATATCGTTATAGGTTTCTGATGTTACTTGAATAGTTGGTGAAACATAATTAGCACTTATTACTTTATTATTAGGTGGTTGTAAGTCTGAATCTTCTCTTAGTTTCCAATGAGCAGATAAGCTATCATTATCAGCCCATTCACTGTTGACATAAGATATAGATTCAAAATTTCGTGCGTGCTCTCTAATATCTTCATCATGTAAGGCTCCGGTCCAAACCCTCACCTCTTGTAAAAATCCGTTGAAGTCGGTGCCAGGAAATCTTGTGGCTACTGTGCCTTGGGAATCAAAATCTAACGAGCTTATCTGTGGTAAATTAACATTAGCGCTAGATGTAAAAACAATATCTTCGCCACCGGCAGGGTTTCCAGATAAAGTCATAAGAAATATTGTTAAGTCGTCATTTTCTTTTTTGGCGGCAACATTAACAAAATGGTCCTTCATATGCACATAAGAAGATACACTGCTATCGGGAGTGGTAGCAAAAACACTTACATCTACTTTGTGTTGAAAATTAAGCCTACCTTGATCTGTTATAGACATACTAAAATAATCATTATCTATAATAGTGTGGTTTTGGACTGCCGTGGCAGAAAGTCTTGCTTCAATGGTGAAGTCGGTTTCGGAAACAAAATCAAAAACTCTTGAAGAGTTGGTCATGCCATTGATAGTTTGCACATAGTTTGTGCCATCAGAGTATAAAGCTTTAGTATCAACATATTCTGATTCTTTTACTAAGATGGGCTTATTGAATATACTATATTCATTTATTTTTATTATCTTTTCATTTAGGCCATACAACCTTACAATATCTTTATAGGCTTCAACAGTTCCTTTTTCTTTTAGTAAGTGAGGTATAGAATTTACAATTCTATTCCAAATTTCATCAGTAACTTCTCTTGCTGTTGCACCTGATGTGGATTCTATAAGCCATTGCTGTATGCCTTTATCAGCAGCAGAATCATATAACTCCACTCCAAACTCAGCAGCAATAACAGGCAACATCTTTCTTGGTGTTGTGTTATACTCTTCGTATGAAGCTTTTTTGATAAACTGCATTTGGTCTACGTAAGAATGTAACAAATCCATTTCTTCAGCCAAAACACCTATAAGGTTTTCTAGATTACCTTCTTCATCACCATTGAAAAGTATCTCTGGTAACATATTGTTTATGCTTTGCGCTCTGTTTATTGGTAATTCAAATAAATCCTCAAAAACTATGTTTTGATTTTCTATTGTGCCATCAGTGTTTATGAAGTAGCTGTAAGAAGTACCTGGCGTTACTTCAATTAAAGAAATACTTTCTTCTTCAAATCTTGTAGCGTTTTCCTCCAAAAATTCTCTTATGTCCTGCTGTGTGTTGCTTGTTAATTCGTTTATTTCGTTTCGGTGAATGATAACTAGCGGCACAATCTCTCCGTCATCATTTACGGCACCAGCAGTTAAACTATTATAAGCCGAATCTAAAGAAGTAGAAGATTTTCCGAATTGCTTTAGTAACCACAAGTCAAATCCATTTGATTTTTTCTTATACTCGTCTACTTGCAATATATTTGTGGCAGAAAGATTTGCTGTATCACTATAAAGGGTACCAGATAAACCTATAGGGTATTCATTCAATAATCTGAATATACCTCTATCTAATTTCTTTTTAGCGTTACCAAAAAGTGTGTGCTCTGAAAAGTCAAAATAATTCAACAATGGAATTGTTTTGTTTGCTGCGACTCCGGTTATAGCGTTTGAGGTATACTCACCGCTGGTTGAGCCAATAGCAGATAGTGACTTTGTTAAATCTTCTAAACTAAACCCGTAAGGCATACATCAACCCCTATTTTATATAGAAAGACCAAATTTCTGGTTCGTCGTAAACAAAAGTTTGACCATTTATATTAAGTGTAAATACTAGCTTATATTCCATCCCTCTATATAAGTTTTCTGTATCCAACAAAAAGTAATTGCCATTTTCATCGTATGACAAATTATCTTGAGAAACTTCAACTAGATCAGTTATTTTTTCTCTTATTTCAAACTTACCATTTGTGCAAGTATGAGTATTTAAACTATTACTCATGCCCGTCACCGATTGTAATCTTGTAGAAGCATCTCTAATGAATACTTTTATAAATGACTTAGTACCTTTTTCGTAAGAGTTTTGTAAGTTTGGCAACCTAATAGGATACTTACTTATTTCATAATATCTTTGAGCATCAACTGTAGGTAAGCTAACATTGAAATTAAATGTCTTGCTCAGATTCAACGCTTCTTGGTCAGAAGTTATTGTCCAGTTGTCAACAAAGTTTTCCGTTGCGCTGAGGGCAATGTTAATTCCCGTTAAAGAATCTTCTAAATCGTTTTGTGCTGTGCCTATGTTTATTTTATATGTTCCAACAGCAACCCTTGAAGCTGTAAGATTTGTGGGGCTGATAGAAACACCGTCAGCACTTAGTGTAACATGGCCTGGAAACTTACCAGTTCCGTCTAAGTCAACAAGATTGCCATTTTGAAAGTTATAGTAAAACAAACTACCATTGTTAGAAAACTGTAAAATATTTCTATCATCTCTTATACTGTTATCCCACTCAACAGAAAAATAAGGAGCGTTGGATGTGTTTGTTTCTCTTGAGTAAAACTTTTTGGTATTCCAGCTGGTTGTCATATAACTTTGAATGACACCGGCATCGATTGTGTCTTGTATAGTTTTAGATTCCTGTGCGTCCGACATTCTAATCATAAAACCATAATTAGCACTAGCGCCATTTAGGTATTCTTTAAAATACTCTGTTATATCTATCTTAAGGTTTTCTTCACCATGCTCGAAATATTGACTGGCAGAATTACTATCCCATTCTTTATTATGCGCCCCCAATATTACGTTGCCACCAGAAGCACCACCGGCATAGTCAGCCCACAATGTTGTGTTAGTTGCGTATAGTGAATTAGCGGCATCTTCATATAAGTAATCATCAGAATCTAAACCTCTACCTTCTACCCAAGATGCGGTTAATGGTAGTGCCCATATATCAAAGTCTGTAGCTATTTCCTCTCCATGCATAACATTTTTCATGTTTATGAAGGCTGAAGCTGTGTTATCTTCTCTTGGATCACCTATAGTTTTGTTTTCTATTTTTTCTTTTAGGTCTTCCAAAGGGAATTGAATTAGTATTCTTGCCCATTCTTTTTTGCCTGTAAGTGGAGTGTATTTGTTATACACTTCCAACACAGGATTGGCCCCATTATTTGCAGTAAGGCTGGTCTCTGAAATAAATGTATCTTTACTTGAATATGCTCTTGATTGTGCCATTTATAATCTCTTAAGCTAGTGTGCCTTGTATGTCAAAGTTTGGATATTTTAATTCTGGCACAATATCAGCAGGGAAATAAACTATATTGTTTCTTGTTATGTTGTCCATGCTTAAAGAATATGAAGAGTATGTCCTACTATTTTCTTCGCCAGTTAAATTCAATATTTTCAGTGATGGTATAGCTGCTACTTCATCTAAGTTTTGTAAATTTCTCAACAAATCTGAAATAGACAATACAGATCCAATGTCCATGTTTTCAGTTTTTAGATAATTCATTATGTTGATAATGCAAGTAACCAGCGATTGTTGTTTGTTAAAACCGGCGGATGGGTATAATGTAAAGTTAACGCCTATGTTAACAATTTTAGCGTCAGATATTCTTATGCTGTCAGAGACTCCTTTGTATTTTTTCAAATAAGTTTCCATGTTGTTTTTCAAAACAATATCTGTTTGCGCTAGATGCCCTTCGCTATTTCTACTTATGGTTATAAGCTCTACGCCCGATAGCTTGTAGGGGTCTTTTCTTGCCGACAGTCTAAAAACAGTGCCAAATTCGGGTGGCATAGACATAGCTCTTATTTTGTAGTCTTCCAAAGTAACACATCTATTTTGAGCATTCATATTACTTATAGCGTTCATTCTAATGCTCTCGTTAGACTCTGCGTCTTCACCCCCATAAGCGGCTTCTGGATTATTAAAGGTTATAGATTGCTCAATATTTGATATTTGATTAGGATACGTATTTACAACATCAGGATTAGCATATGTAACTAAAGTTTCAACTGATTTAGTCAAAACATCGGCACCTATATTTGTTGCAACCCCTCCTCCGACTCTATACCTTATATTAATTATGCTATTTGGTTTAGGTAGGTTGCCTAAAGATTTTGTTTTTAGGAAGTTTGTTGTGTCCAACGCCATTGATGGAAAGCCATCTACATACCCTTTTAGTTTTGGGGGTAAAACAAAATCTTCGGGATTTAATAATATTTCTGAGTCCTCCACCGCACTTCGTCCTGCACCGAATCTTATTGTCAAAGTGCCGTCCACTTCTCTTTCCAAAACATATCTGTTAGGCACTTTTTTCATTTTCATAATGTGTGTAGCGCCGTCGTCATTTTCTTGCACATTTGAGTCACCAATAAAAATAGCATCTGTTGAGAGGTTATCCACTTCAGCAAATTCAACTCCATCATTATCAACAACAGAGGATACCTCTGTCACCAACCTATCTGGTAGGGTAATTCCAAGAAAAGGCCGCGGCTCGTCTGGTGTTTTATATTTGAATGTCTTTGTGCGACCAGACATTGCTCTAACACCACTAATAGAATATGTGACAAAAGTACCATCATCAAATACAACCTCTCTGTTATGATCCGAAGAAAAATCTGCTCTTTCTATTAGCTCAAAGTTTGCTGGCTCAAATTTGCTTGTCAACCTAGTCCCTGCATTGACGGAAAAAACTGTTTCAGCTGATGTTGCTTTTTCAAAAGTAGCTGATACCGTTATGTCGGCTGTTGCAGGCACCACCGATTTTGAAACATAGCCGAAACCCTTAGCGTGAGATAGTATGTTTTTTCTTTCAACAGCTCTTGTAATAAAATTTTCGTTTACTGTCCTGTCCATCTGAAAGCTTAGTATATCTGCTACGTAAGCCATAAGCTCTAGTATAGCCATGCCACCAGAAGCTTCATTGAAGTCTTGAATGGTGTCTGGAAAATATCTTTTTAGATATTCTTGCAAATCATTTCTTACACTGTAAAAATCTTTACTAATATAGCTTATGTTTTTACTTTTTGTTGGTGTTCTTGAAGCCATTTTTTCTTCCTTATTCACTTATCCTAAAAGATACTCTATCAGAAAAACCATTTGTGCCTGTTACAACATATAATAT